GCGCGTCAAATACCATCACGGTTATTCCGTGTCCGGCCCCGTTCCTATACGTCGAGACCTTTGCGCCCTTCCCCCACTCGACAAGCCTATCCCGAAGTTCAGGCTTCTCTTCATTTAGCGCGAATACCGGGTATTTCGACTTTCGGCTGTTTCCGGATCGCGCAACACTTCCCTGCGCGAGCCAGAGTCCGTAGCACCATGCATCCAGCTCATCCATCGGCTCTTCTGTTCCGAACGCAACCTGCGGCGTCATCAAAAAGTCTCCGACCTTGACGTCCTCTGCGTCAACCCACAGCACGCCGACCTTCCCGCCTAATTTCCTCGCCACGAGGTATGGATGGTTGTGTGTTGCCCTATCGACAAGATTAGAACCTGCGGCTCTGATTGCGTATATCGGTTCTGCGTATGGATGCCTTGACACATATTCGACCATGTGAAACTTGCCGTCCGCAGAAAGGACGCGCCATCCCTTTCGTATATCCCTTATCGGGACATACCCCTTATCCGTCATGACCATTGTTTCTGGCGCAAGGCACGGATGAAGCTCCGATTTTTTCGGCCTGTCGAACTCAAGCACCGTGGTCTGCGTCCTGTCAGACCCCCATCGGTGCGCCGCTCCGTCTTTCCATCCGTAGAGGCATGGCTCGTGAATCCACTGATAATCCTGCCGACCGAGGACGAGGCTGTCCTTCTTCCAGATGAGGCATTGCCTCACGCGCAGACCCACGTCGAAACACGCGCCACGAAAGTTGTAGCCCTCCGAGTCGGCGTGGAAGATGTAGAACGATGCGCCGGGCTTGAGCGCCTTTTCGGCATGGCCGAAAGCCGTGCGCAGGAACTCGCGGAACTTCGTGTCCTCCATCGAGTCGTTCTGGATCGACTGCCCGTCCGATCCGTGGTAGTTCACGTTGTACGGCGGGTCGGTGAGCCAGAGGTCGGCCTCGCCGTCGGCGCACACCCTGCGCACGTCCTCCGCGCTCGTGGAGTCCCCGCACATGAGCCTGTGCGCGCCCAGCACGTAAACCTCGCCGCGTTTTGACCGCACGGGTTCCGAATCGTCCACGTCCGGCACGTCGTCCGCGTCCGTCTGCCCCTCGGCGGGGTCGGGCGACAGCATGGCCTCCAGCTCCTTCGGGTCGAAGCCGAAGTCCTCGAGGTCGAACCCCGCGTCCTTCAGCAGCTCCGCCTCCCCCGCGAGAACGTCCTCGTCCCAGTCGGCAAGCTCGGCGGTCTTGTTGTCGATCACGCGCAGGGCCTTCACCTCGTCCGGGGTGAGGTCGGTCGCGTACACGACGGGAACCTCCTTCATGCCGAGCTTGATCGCGGCGAGGCGGCGCGTGTGCCCCTCGATGATGACGCCGTCCCCGTCCACGAGGATCGGGTTGCGGAACCCGAACCGCTCGATGGACGCGGCGACCGCCGGGACGGCGGGCGAGTTGTCTCTCGGGTTGTTAGGGTACGGCTTCACGTCCTCGATGGGGACGGTCTTTATCTCTTGCTGGCGCAGGTACTCTCTCCAGTCTCTTGCCATTTCTGTCTTGTCCTTTCTGCCTTATTGTCTCCTCGGAAAAGTCACTGGGACGGCCCTGTACGGCTGTGCCGCATTCCGCCCGCGCTGCCCGCCGCCGTTCGCGGCGCGCTCCATCGCCTCCCGCTCCCGGCGCATCGCCGCCGCCTCGGACGGGGTGCGCGGGACGCGCGGTTTCGGCTGTAGCGGTTGCGGCGAATCGGTCGCATTCTGTAACCTCTTGCCGCCGCCCTCCACGGGCGCGATTTCCGCCCCCGTGGGCGCGTTCTCTCCATCCACCTGCGCCGATGCCCCCGCTCCGCTAGGAGCGTTCTGCCCGGCTCCAGCCCCCGCGTCCCGCGATTCCGATCCAGACGAACCGTCCGTGGGCGCAATGTCCGCCCCTTCCCCCGCCCCGCCATTCGACGGTTGCGCTGTCGCCCCCGACGTTTCGGGCGTTTTGGCGGAATCCGCAGAGGTCCCCTGCGGCATCAGCTCCGTGTACGCCACGTCCACCACCTCCGCGAACTCCCGCTTTTGCCGCTCCCGCTCCGCCTCGATGAACCCGGCGTCGTGGACGGACAGGACGATGGGCGGCGGCAGGGAGTCGCCCTCGATACCTATGACCTCCTTAAGCTCCCCAAGCACCTGCGCTATCGCTCGGAACGCGCCGACGTTACCGTTCTTCGCCTCCTTGCAGATCGCAACGGCTATCGCCTTGGCAACCGTCCCGTTGTGTGCCGTGAGAAGCGCGACAAGCTCGTCGCGGAGGCTCGCTTTCCTGCGTCGGGACTCGCCGCTCGCGATCCCGCCGCGACGGCCCCACTCCCGTGCTTCGTCCGTGCTTGAAGGACGGCGCAGGTTTGCAATCCCGCCGCTCTGCGCAGATGGTTCCGCAACTCCAGAACCTCCTCCGTGCAATGTCTCGCCGCCCTCGTCCGCCATACACGTCAACCCAGCCGATTCATGCCATTTTTACTGGTTCGCGCCAGACCACGAGAAAAATATTTTCGCTACCCCGACTTCGCATTTAAGTGTGCTTTTCATGTCTTTTAACCTCGTTTTTTGTCAACCATGAGCCTGTCGGACTTTGCGTTCGGACGCGGCTTCAGACGCCTTGCCGTCGAAAAAAGGTTGACGGCGCTCGCCGGACGGCCTATCATGTGCGCCGTCTTCGCGTGCGTGCCTGTGCGCGGTATACTCCGTACCGCCTCCGAGCCGTGTCCGAGCCGTCATCTGTCAGCGTCCTCCGCTAGTCTGCCGAGGCCGTCAACCATCCCCTGTCTCGCGCTTCTTCCACCCGAACTTCTTGCGGTTGTACTCCGCAGCGTACTGCGAGTTCATTTTCCTCCGCCCCCACTCGCATGAGGGCGCGTTTGGCGGTCTAGTGGTTGCGAGGTGGGCGCACCAGCCGTTGGCGGAGCGCAGCGGGCAGATGCCGCATGGTCTAGGCTTGCGGCTCATCGTGCGCCTCCTTTTCTTCGCATTTGACTGTCTCGATGCCCATAGCCTCCTTGAACTCCTCGAACGCGCCAGCAAGCAACGCGGGACAGTCCTTGTCGTTCGGCGGATAGACAAGAGTGAAGGCGTTGCAGAAGTCCAGAATAGCATCGCCAATCTCAATGTACTGCCGCGCAAGGCAGTCCGCCCAATCCGCAATCATGTCCTTGCAGAACTTCTCCACGGCGCGTTCGTCTTCGGACATTTCGTGGTCTGCCGACATCTTGTTCTTTACGGCTTCGCGCATCTCGTTTACGATATACGCGAAGTTGGACATCGGGCTTGTACCGTGTTCTGTTGTTTTCATTTCTCGTTCTCCTTCTTTTCTTTCTGTTCCTTGCGTTCCTTCTCCAGCTCCTTTCTGGAGTTCTTCAAGATTTTGCGTATGGCGGCATGAATGTCCATCATGTAGCCGATTGCGGCGAGGGGGCATCCGTCGAACTTGTGGTAGCCGGTGCGGTATGTCGTGATCTTGTTCCGCGTGTTGAGTACGGAAACCTGCACTATCCACATGGGGTCGTAGCCCTCGCCGCGAGGCGGCTCGGCGTCCATGAACACGGATTCCGGGATGCACAGGCGGCGCACGATCTCCCGCGCGTGGTTTGCGTCGCGCACCTCGGACGGGGTTTCGCGGGAGTCCGTGGAGGTGTAGACGTAGGGCACGATAGCGCGGATGCCGTTTGCGTCTGCGGGGCAAGCGACGCCCTCGATGTTCACGAGCATTTGGTTTCTCCTTCCGTTTGTGCGAAGAGGTCTAGTTGTATCGGCCCTTCTGGTTCCCGCTTTGCTTGCGACATTCGCCGTTGCGCAATTTCGTAGTAGTGCGGGTCTTTCTCGATGCCGATGAAGTTCATGCCTTCTTGGATTGCGGCGATGCCCGTAGTGCCGCTACCCATGAATGGGTCTAGGACTATCCCGCTTTTGCGTGTGACTAGGCGGACAAGATAGCGCATGAGGGCGATAGGTTTGACTGTTGGGTGAACATTCCCTTCGCCGCGTTCGGAGCGGCTTGCCTTGGCGCAGTAGAAGAATCTGGCAGCGGTGCCTGTGTCGTTGCGAGGAAACATTGGCTCGTCGCGCTGTTCGTAGTGTCCATAGATGCCGTTGTCACCTGTATGACACTTCTGATTTCCCTGCTTACCGTAGACTGGCGCAAGCGCGCCCTTGGAATCGGGGAATAGCGCAAGCACCTCGCCCGAGCCGTCGTGTATCAGATTCGCGGGGAAGCGGCCTTTGTTGTTTTTCCATGTTCCAAGGTCTTTGTGTCCGCTGTCAAGGAGCGTCTTGTGTGTAGGAGAGTGGACTACCACGGTTTCTTCCGTCGGCACCCTGCACCCGTCGATGTTGATTGCGCCCGTGCCGTATTTGAGGACATTGGCGGCAACCGTGCCTTCAAGCGGCTTTCGGGCGACCACGATTGGCTCTACTGCGGGTTTAAGGGCTGTGCCGAATCCTTGCCACGTGGCGGCCTCGGGCGATAGGGCGCGTACCTGTTGTTGTTGTTGTTGTTGTTGGCGTCCTGCGTGCATATTGCCGCCCTGCATACCTACATCAACAATGCGCGTACCGATGACTTCGCCCTCGTAGCCGCTTGCCTTGTCGATGGCTTTTGCGACATCCATGCTCTTGGGGAAGCCGCTTCCGTACACCCACATGATGCAGTCGCGCACCTCCCAACCCGCGTCCTCTATGGCGCAAGCAAGCCTATGGTATGTCCGTGTGCCGCCGAACGCCAACAAGTGCGCTCCTGGCTTGGCGACGCGCAGGGCTTCAGCGAATATCGGGGTCATGGCGGACTGGAATGAGCGCATGGCGTCCAATGTCGGTGCGCCACCATGCCCATTTGCGTAGCGTGGAGCGCCACTGTTTTTCGCGGCGTACTCCTCCGCTTTCTGTCTGCGTACTTCCGCGCTGTCGTTGCCGCACGACTTTCCGCCGAAGTTGTCCCACTTCGCGCCCATGAAGGCAAGACCGTATGGCGGGTCTGTCACGATTGCATCAACGCAACCGTCCGCAAGGTCGCGCATCTCGTCTAGGCAGTCTCCGTTTTGAAGCATGGTCATCATGGCGCGTCCTCCTCTCCCGTGAACGGGTCGATGCCTTCTCCAATGGCGAGAAGCCCCGTCACGATCCACCTCGGCTGGTTCGTGGCTTGCCCATTTCCACACCC